ATCAAAGGTGCCTTGCCCTGGTTGCAGAATTATCTCAGATCCTACAATGCTGTAATTGATATTTAAGGCACCTCTTTCCTTCCAGGGATGCCGATCCCAAACCTGGAGAACATCTCCATCAAATTCAGCTACCTGACTCCCGGACTCATTAGAGACTAAGTTCACTGACTTAATCTCTAAGAGTTCCGGCCAGTCAACCCTTTCCCAGGCTTCTCTGAGCCTGGAGTTTAGGGTTTGCTGAAAAAAGAATTTGTCAGTTAGGTCAAGGGTGGCAAGACCGGCTACACTTTGAAATCTTCTTTCCAGGGATTCATAAGTGATAGTTTGCACTACTGGACATTATTTCCGAATTTTGCAGTTTCGGTGCCAATTGGAGTTCCTCCAACTTGGACATTGTGCCGGTTAAATTGTGATGGTGGGCGATACTGCAAGATATCATGACGGAATTGTCTGCCCTGGTTGGAAACCTTATCAATCTCATGAGTGAGCAAAGATTCAGCATACTGGTCCTCAACCACTGCTTTTTGATTTTGTCCATCACCACGGAGGAAATCTGCATAACTGCCATGAACAGCATACTCAAAAAAGATCCAGGGCACTTCTGCATTATCATTGTTTTCATCACCATAGTAACCGGTGGATGCAGATCCATCATTGATGATATCTTTCAGGTCCTTCCGGTAGGTAACAAATACTTGCTTACTGGCCAAACTATCAGGAGTGATAATCTTTACAATTGGGTTGCCCAAGCTGTTTACATCCTGAAGGAAAGTGTATTCATCAGGATACCTGGTGCTGACTGGATTATCCTTATGGATCCGAAAAACAACATTTGCATTATTGGATAATTTTGTTCCTGAAACAGAACCCTCGGCATATGTGATAATTGAGTTGTCAGAGGCCATGGTAACACTTTCACCAACTATGGTAAAAATGGGCCAGGGGTATCTTTCAAATGCCAACCGGATTCTTCGGTTGACCAAGTCTCTCAAGAAGCCTGAGTCAGTTGTGGATAATGATTCAAGGCCGGTTAATGCTCTGAACCGGTCTTGTAAAGTGGAGTAGGGGAGTGTGGGAAATGATGCCATAATTAATCAGGTTGGATGCGACACTCAGGGTTGTCTTTGTAGAATTTATTTCGACTGGCATTATCATTCCAAAACCCTGGGGCCTCTTGCTCCCATCTTAAAAAGGTCCTGGCATCAATAGCACCAACCGGTTTCATATTTTTTAAGGATACACCTTTCAGGTGCTCATGGTTTCTTGCGACTTGTCTTTGCCGGTCCTTATAGGTGGCCCTTTCAGCCTGGGCCTCTCTTTCATTTCTAGCTTTTAACTTGGCAATGTATTCGGCATCACTCACCGAATTTTTACCACCTTTTACTATGATATTAAGAGGCATGGGAGAAAGGAGAGGTGAGGGGGAGAACCCCCTCACCAACACTACTAACACATGAAACAACGAACCACATGAAATCAAACAATGGAACCAAGTGCCTTACCTCCTGCTGTTGGAGTAAGGGTCAACATTGCTCGACAAAGTCCTCGTTTTCCACCTCCATCAACATCAGCAAGGTCAATCTTTTTGATGTCCTCGAGGTAGCGAAGCTGAATGTAAGAATCACCTGGCAAAAGGTATGCCCGGTTTCTTTGTGCATCACCCAAGGTTTGCAGTCCGGAAGTGTAACCGGCAAGCAAACTTGGAACCAGGAACACTCGGCCCCAGTCGGAAATGTACTCTTGAACAGACAAGCGAAGAACTCCGTCCCCAATGTTTTGGGTGAACTGATAAGCCGGATTGTTGCCGGAAGTAACATTCAACCGGGTCATGTCAGCAATCTCATTGATGACACTTGGGCCCCCGACTAACTTGTAGGAAACGGAATTTCCATGATTCTCATACACTGCTTGGAGCAATGCACGGAAATCATTTTCAGTCATTGTTCCCTTAGTGGTAAGGTCAAATCGAGATCCGGCAACACTTCTGTACCTTCTCTTGTTGGCTTGTGCCGAGGTTGGAATTGGATCCCCAATAGCATCTGCCAATCCGGCATCCACATCATCTTGTGTGGCTACACCTTGATCTGCTCCACCATATTCACTGGTGTTGTCAGGGTCAGTCCAGGAACCAAGTCCACCACAAAGGTCACCAATACTGGAACTACCAACTGCTTGTTGATTGTCGGATCCAATGAGAGCTTCAATGTCTCGCTTGAGCTCGATAAGGGCCCTTGCGGAGGATGCTCCGTAAAGATCATTGGGGCCGGCTACTGAAACTGCTTCAGCTTGCGGTGATACAGAAAATGTTCTTTCCGCTTGTTGGATGCGGTTACCCAGGCGGGCCCGGTCAGTAGTCTTGTCAGTGAAATCACTGCTAAAGTTAAGTGCTTTGCCATCAACTACACCAGGGAACTGGGGTGCTGAAAGGTCATCCACGAGAAACTCAGAGTACATTGCTGTCGCCTTTGGTCCTCGGGGAAGAAGCGAAAATAGGGGTGTTTGCTCCACCGCAGTTCTGCGAAGGGTGTTGTCAAGTGACTCACGAGCACCTCTTTCAGAGGGGCGATCACCAAGAGAATATGAAGTTGCTAATGCCATAATAAAATTAAGATAAGAATGCTGATAGTTGAGATTCTGAGATATTTGAATCACCCAGGATTCTCTTTCTTCTGTCTGATTCACTAGCAGTTTTGCGGACCGGTGGACTGGAGTCACTTGTGGGCACTGAAGGTGGTATCAATTTACCTTTTTTCACTGGTTTGACTGACTTACCTTTTCGCCTTTGTTCAACACTTAGGATGCCTTCAATCATGAGGGATTTCAGATAAAGGCCATTGGGCAATTTATCTAATGCCTTCAAATGCTTATCGGCATTCATGTTTCCTAAGATCTCCAATTGCCTGGAACCTTCTTTTTTTAAAAAAGGAAAGTCCTCGAGGGCCAATTGTTCAGAGTTTGCTTTCTGCTGAAGGAATTTCATCCTTTCAGGAATTAACTCTTCCAGGTGCTCTTCTGCTGAATCTCTGATTTTTTTGATTTCTTCCCTGGTATATTCTCGGTCACCATCCTGGACATAGTTTTCATCTTCATGTAACCTTGCCCATTTCTTGGCCGACAATGCTTCTTTGCGAAGTTTCTCCAGGTCATCAAAAGTTGTCACCTCCTCAATACTGGGATTCTCTTCAACCTTTTTCTCGAGACTCATGGACTCCAACTGAGTAGAAAGTTGTTCAACCTTCTCCTCGCTAGTTTTTGCCCTGGCAGTTAGCCTAGATATCTGCTTCAGAAGTTTTTGGACTGACTTCGGAGTTTCCTCCTGGTCTTCCTGGTCCTCATCTTCTTCTTCAGAATCCTCCGGATCCTCTGCTTGTTCATCTGACTGGGAAAGAACTTCCTCAGACTCTGCCTCTTCTTCCTCTGATGACTCAGGGGGTTCAGGTGCTTTGTCTTCGGTTGATTCATCACTCAAAAAGTTGAGTAAATCATCTTGGGTTAAATTACCCGGTGTTTCTGTTGCTTGGTTTTGGTCTGCAACCTCGACCGATTCTTCTAATGTTTCTATCTGCATTTAAAGTTGCATTCTTTGGTTTATCTGCTCCC